AATGGGAAACTCCTATAAATAGAAATGATGAAAATTCTTGGCGAGGTTTTTATGAATTATTTCCATCACATAGTATGTTAGTTCAACATTGGAATATTGGGCATTCACAAGCTTGTTGGGATGTTCGCCAAAATGAAAAAGTTCTAGATATATATTCACATTTTTGGAATTGTAGTAAAGAGGAATTATTGACTTCATTTGATGGATTAAGTTTTAATATTCCTCCTGAACTAACAAAAAAAGGATGGAATCGAAATAATTGCTGGTTACATTGTGATCAGTCATTTACTGAAAATGATTTTAAATGCCTTCAAGGCTGGGTAACTGCTCTAGATATAAATGAAGATGATGCTACGTTGGTATTCTTAGAGGGAAGTCATAATTTTCATCAGAATTTTGCTAGGGAATTTGAAATAACAGAAAAAGATAATTGGTATAAATTAGATGATATTGAGAAGGAATTTTACTATAATAATGAGTGTTATTATAGAAAAATTAAATGTCCAAAAGGCACTCTTGTTTTATGGGATAGCCGAACAATTCATTGTGGTGTAGAGGCAAATAAGGGAAGAGCGAATCCGAATTTCAGAGCAATAATCTATACTTGCTATATGCCAAGACAACTAGCTACAAAAAAAGAATTGGAAAAACGCAGGAAAGCATTTGAAGAAATGCGAATGACAACACATTGGCCATGTAAAGTGAAATTATTTCCAAAAATGCCAAGAACATATGGCAAAGAATTACCTACAATTACCTGTATTGAAAAACCAAAATTAGAAGAAATTGGATATAAATTGGTAGGATATTAAAATAACTTTATAAATCATTATAAAAATTCTTTGCGATTTCAGATTCAAATATAATATTTGGTGGTGTATTCCAGTCAGAATATGGAATAGCTTTGCTAGTACAGCTATCAAGAGCTAATAATTCTTTTAAAGCTATCATTCTTTTTTTTAAAGGAAATAATTTATTTGATAATTTTCTACTAATTTGCTTCCATCGCCATTCAAATTGTAAAGCTGCTTGCCAATCAGGAAATCCTTCAACATAGCAAGCACGTTCCCATGTTTGACCAGCATTAACTTTTATAGAGGTAGCTTGAGCTCCACCTTTGATAATTTTATTATGCTGTCTAAGTCGTCTGTCTAAATCAATAGTTGCGCCTACATAAGTAGAATTATCTGTAGAATATAATAAATATACATAGGACATATTTAACTTTATATAATTCTTAGATATAAATAAAATAATTTTGCAAACATTATTAATATGTAGATGTAATAAATATAAAAAGTTAAAACATCATAAGTATATGAGTAAAAATATTGGTGAATTTGTTTTAATAGAAGAATCAAAAAAACCAGGATTGATAATTTCAAAAATAGAAGATAGTCTGTTAGTATCTATAGATGAGTATAATGGAGACTATATTTTTGCAGAGTATGATAATGCAGAATATATTAATATGCTTCCAGAAGAAAAATTAAGTATTTTGGCAAATTTTGGAGAATGGTTTTATGATCAACATAAAGAATTATATCAAGAAATTATAATAAAGAATATTATTGAATATAGTGTTGATTTAAACGTTGAATAATATTCTCTCTAGAAGCATTAATTCCAAGTGACAAATAATATCTTTCAATAATTTGATTTTTATATTTAATAGTGATCAATGACCTGGTTGGTGCCATTATATATTAGAATGATTTAATATTTTTAGAATGGATAAAGCATCAAATCTTTGACTTGGATCTTCACAAAACATTTTGGTAGTAATAATATTACGTATGGTTTTTGGAGTATAATACCATTTCATTTCTACTCCAGGAATATATTTTTTGTCTTCAAAAAGTTCATATAATAATATTCCACAAGAGTAAATATCGATTTTATTATCATAATTAGAATTATTTTTAATTTCTGGAGCCATATATCTTTCAGTTCCAATAGGAATAGTATTATCTTTTTTTAATAATGTATTTGTTTCGCTATCTAATTCAGATAAATTTTCACAAGAATTTATATTATTAAGGTTATAAAATTTAGATAAACCAAAATCCGCAATTTTAGCTACTTTTGAATTGGTAAGTAAGATATTTGTAGGTTTAATATCACGATGAATCAAGTTATTAGGACGTCGATTATGAATATATGCTAATCCTTTAAGTATATCTTTCATGATAGATATTTTTTGTTTTTTATTTAATTTTTTAATATTAGTTGTAAGATCTCCTGATGGAATATATTCAAGAACAATAGTAAATGGATAATCTATATAACCTAAAAATTGGACAACGTTTGGATGATGTAATTTTGACATAATATCAATTTCACGCATAACAATTTCTTTTTTAATTTGTAAAAAATTAGTGTCAATAACCTTAGCTACAACAAAAGTTTCTCTCCATTTAGCAAGATATACTTTTGAAAATGAACCTTCTCCTAGTAAAGTATCTTTGAAAATATATAGTTCCCATGGTGGAATTTCCCAATCATTAAATTTTTTATCTTTTAAATAGTAAAAATGTTTTGGAATGCCGCTATGAACACTAATATCGGAAGACATATAGTCAACATTATAATTTTTAGGTAACCCATTAAAGAACATTTATTATTTAAAATTGAAATATTTTTATATATTTTAAATAAATATAAATAAAATATATAATGCATTATCAAGACTGGAATACGATTACATTTAATACTCCATCACAAAATAAAAAAAAGGAAGAAGTAAACAAAGTTAATAGTAACAAAGTAAGTAATGATCCAGAAAAAGTAAGAATGGAAGCACCCAAACAATTAGGACAGCTTATTTCACAAGCAAGAAATACTAAAGGAAAAACTCAAAAAAATTTGGCATATGAATTAGGTGTATCACAGCAAATATTAGCAAAATGGGAATCTAATAAAGAATTGCCTACCAATTTACAAATTTCTCAAGTAGAGAAAAATTTAGGTGTAAAACTACCAAGAGCAAAAAAAGTAGCAGCTAAAGAAATCTAATTATAATAATATTTATTCTATAAAAATTATTATTATATAAATTTATTTTTTATAAGTTTTTCTTTTTCTTTTTTTATACTTTTTTTTTGTTTTTTTATATTTTATTCCTCCTCGTTGTTTGTTTGGTATTTTTAAAATATTTATATTAGAATCATATATTTGTTGATATTGGCCTTGATATATACCTCCTTTTAAATCTATCCATCCTTCTGGAGTTTGTTTTTGATAAAGTTTTTCAATATCATTTAATGACAAAAGTATTTTTTGATTATCAATATCCATAAAAATATATTTTTGATTATTATCATTAAAAGCATAAATATTTAGATCTCTATATTGTATAACATTTGGATAATCAGTAAAAAACCAGTATTGAGGAATTGTTTTATGTAAAAAAATATTAATTAAGTCTTCATAACTAATATTAAAATAATCTATATATCTAGTTGATGGTATTCGATCTATTTTAGGTATATCAGTAATATTAGATGGATCATATGTTGTTTTTCTTCCTTCAATCCATTTTTCACTAGAAGAATCAATTAATTTTCCACATTCAAAAGTAATAAGATAAGCTATATCTCCTTGACTTTTAAAATATTCACGAATTTCATGAGGATTTTTATATATTCCTTGATTCCCAGTAGCTTGATTTTCAATTAAATATAAATTATTATTCATTCCTTTAGCAAATATGGTGTAATGTCCACTTATTCCTGGGATGAAGCTCTTTCTCCATGTAACTCCAATAATAGTAGCATATCCAGAAGGTATAATTTTATATATTTCATTTAATGCTTTATCTATCAAATCGTTTGTTAATGGTTTTAATCCAATTTCTCTATCACTATAATATTGATTTTTATCATTAATTAAAACTTTTTTAATAATTGGACTAAAAACACTAGATGATATATCTGTACCATATAAATATATTTGTGTTATTTTACATGAATCATCTATAAATTCACTATTAGTGTTATCAAAAGTTTTCTCATAAGCTCTAATATTATTTCTCATATTAATATCTTGAAGACCAGAAGTTCGCTTCCTAGTATATCCTTCTGCGCTTCTTACTAAATTATTGATGATATTTTTAGGCAAACCTAAATATTGTAAAGCACAAGCACCGCATGATTTATCTAAACCAGCATGTTGCAATTCTTTATTCATAGTATCAGTCATTTTGATATAAGGTCCTCCGCCGATCATATATAAATAAGTATATATATTAATAAAAATATATATTAACCTTACAAATATGATAAAAGAAAATATATTTATAGATAAAAAAAATAATGATATATTTTCAAAATACAAAAATATAAAAATAGAAAAAATGTATTTAACTATTAGTTATATTGATAAAAATTTACTGAAAATATTACAATATATATGTGAAGAAAGAAATATAAACAAAATAGTGAAGCATCATACATCATTAATATTATTTATGAAAAAAGAAGAAGAAAATATAATATTGAAAATTGATAAGGTATTATCAGGGGTAGCTTTGAGAGAAGTAAATAGTTTAAATAATATAATATACTTGAAAAGTGTAAAATTATCAAAAAAAAGAATATTATTTTCTGAATTTTTAGATAATTATATAAAAGAAAAGGGAACAAACAGTTTGAATAGCTATGATTGTATTAATAATAATTGTTTTACATTTATAAATGATATAATAAAATTTAATAATTTATCAATACCAAAAAATAATTTAATAGAAACTTTATATAAAAGATATTTGAATATAAAGTTAGATAAAAATAAAAGAAGATTTGGATTATCATTAAATACTATTATAAAAATATTAAATTTTATTTTAAGATACAAAGTTATGCGTATATTATTAATGTTTATAGCACACTTTGTATCGTAGTTGGTGCTTTTTTTATAGTGCTTTTTCTATAGTTCTTTATTTCAAGTTTATAAGATCTAAATAAATTAATTATATTATTATTATTATATACTAATATAATGAAAATTGTAACATATGAAAATATAATATTTGAAATTGGACAAAATGCAAAAGAGAACTGGGAAATTTTTGACAAAAATAAAGAAATTAATAGTAATTATGTATGGTTTCATTTGAATAGTTTTCCTTCTTCATATGTTATAATGAAGATAACTATATTAGAATTAAAAGAAAAATATTCAAAATCTGAAATAGACAATATAATCTATTTTGCTGCGAATTTATGTAGAGAAAATAGTAAATATAATTTTTTAAAAGACCTAAAAATAGTTTATACAATATTAAAAAAATTGGAAAAAGGACATCAAGAAGGAGAAGTAATAATTAGTGGTAAAAGAAATTTAATAAAATTGATATAATAATAACTATATTAATAATAACTATATTAATAATAACTATATTAACAATGAATAGTGAAGAAATAATATCTTATTGGTTTGAAAAAGGAGAAAAATTTAATAGTAAAAAATGGTTTATTGAAAGTTATAAATATGATAATGAGATAAAAGAAAAATTTGAACAAATGCTATTAGCATATGAAATGAAAAAAGGATTTCAACATCTTAAAAATAAAGATGAATTTATCGCATTTATATTATTATTAGATCAATTTCCAAGACAAATTTATAGAAATACACAAAAAGCATTTGCATTTGATAAAAAAATTATTGAATTTACAGATTATGGTTTTGAATATTATCTTAACGAATTAACAAATAATGATATAATATTTGCTTTTATGCCATATATTCATACTGAAAATATAATTTATAGAGAGAAAGGTAAACAAATATTAGAAAAAATAAAAAAAAAATTGGGAGAAGATAACAAAATATTTATAAAAATTCTAAAAAATTATAAAAAACATCAAGAAATTTTTGATAAATTTGGAAGATTTCCAAAGAGAAATTTACTTTTAAATAGAGTATCGAATGAAAATGAAATTAAATATTTATATATGGCAAAATATAAATATTGTTAAAATATAATGATACCATCTACAATTTTAAATCTTTCAGCAAAATATAATAATATATTATATTTAAAATATATAAGATTACGTATTTATTATGTAAAAAAAGAAAAAGATATAATTAAAATATTGAGAGATATATCCTATTATACTAACTATAAATCAAGCGATGAAATACTTACTTTTTTAATTAAATGTTTTACAATATATCCTTTAAGTGATATTGAAATGCAAAAATTTTCTATTTGGCAACAAAAATATAATAATGAGGGAGGTATGGTAAATTTTGCAACATTTACATTGTGGCTATCTATTATTGAGAGTTTAAATAATAATTCTACTTTATTGATTAAAGAATAAAGGTATTTAAAAATACAATATATATATTAACTATATATAATAAAATATATATCCTCTCCTCTCTATAGCTCAGATGGCAGAGCGAGGGACTGTAAATGTTTGTCAGCAGAAATCCCTAGGTCGCTGGTTCGAATCCAGCTGGAGAGATTAATATTTAATTAATTAAATATTAATTATAAATAAAATAACTTTTTATTATATAATGAGTTATTTTAATACTTTACAAAAACATCAAATATTAAATTGTGGTGATATGAAAAAAGATGGTAAAGAAGAACCTAATATAACATCATATAAATTATTTAATAATGCAAGAGATATTATAACTGGAATAAATTGTAAAACAGAAGATAATTTTTTTAAAGATTTAAAAGAACTAATAAATAGTGAATTATTAGAACATGTAAAAAAATATTGTTTTGGAACATTATTACCAATCCCAGAAGACAATCTCCCTGAAAACAACTTAACTAATGTAACATTTATAAATAAAAATAGTAGAAAGATTGTTCCAGTTAATGTTACCAATGCATTTATTGACGCTGCTATGGATCCATATAAATATTTTATGGCAAATTCAATAAATATTTGTGAAACTCCTGCATCAAATATTGATCCAGCATCAAGAAAAAACAATAATTCATTTTATCCAAATGAAAATAATAGTTATTTATTAAATTCATATGGTTTTAAAGTAGGTTCTCAATTTAATTATAGAAAAAACATGGATAATAATGATTATAAATATATAGAAATAATATTAGATGATAAAAATTATTTTAAAGGATTAGTTAATAGAAAAGGAAAGATAGGAGATACATATACAGTCTCCTTAGATGGTTCCAAATATAACAAAAGTAATTCTGGAAACTTTACTTCTGCATTTGAAAACTTTTTTCAAGGTAATACTCAAAAAAATAATTACCTTCGTGATAATAAAGATACAAAAGATAACAAAATAAAAATGTTATGCACATTATTAATATTTTTTAAAGAGTTAGGAGATACAACACAGCCTATAGTAATAAGTAAATTATTTGATATAGAAAAATCTATTAAAAAAGATAATACATCTTTATTGACAAATGATACTATATTAGCTTGTAGAAGTTCATTGATAAATGTCCCATATTTATTAAATAGCAATTCTATTATTACTTATTATGCTGCATTAGATGAAAAAAATTATGAGAAAAATATGAAAATAAGTGAAATAGAAAAAGGTATTAAAAATAATGAAAAAATTATTGAAGAATATCAAGAATTATTAAATATTATACAACGTAATTCGAATGTAATTATAATGGAAGATGTTAAATATAAAATTAATGATATAGTGAAAAATAGATTTCGAGAAATTATAGAATGTATAAAAAAAGCAAATGAATTTTTAAATATATTGAAAGAACAATTAGAATATAAAAGTACACTAATTAATAGAATAATAAGTATAGTTTTAAAAAAACCTAATTATAAAGAATTAACAGATCAATCTTTTTATATATTTAGAAATATAATTAAATCTTTACAAGCTCAAAGTATTTTTGTTTATAGAGGTAAAAAACGAAAAATGATAAGAGGTAAATATTCTGTTTTTCCTCAAAAATTAATAATTAAAAATGAATTTTTTAGTTGGGAGGGATGTATTAATAATATATTATTTGAAGAAGGTGTTTTTAATTTTATAGTAAAGTCCAGATATCAACTCCAAACTGGAGGAACAAATGAAATAGATAATCAAGATTTTGAGAGTAATGAATATAATATATTTTATTGTTACTCATTATTATATCCTTATATTTATTGTAATCCTTACTTATTACCATATATTTTAAAGAAAGAAGGAGATGATTTAATAAATTTTTTAAATACAATTATAACTGATATTTTAAAACCAGATTATAGTGATAAGCAACCAATAAATAATTTTATTGTTCCAAAAGTAAGCTCAATATCTGATGATGAAATTAATAATCTATATTCTGAGCAATTATTATATTACTTAGATGATAATAATAAACTTTCAAATATGCAAAAAGAAATAGATAATTATGAAATATATACAAGTAAATTATTAGAAAAATTAGAGTTTTTTGTAAAAAATAATCTAGATATATCTTCATTACTACAAACAGATCTAGAAAAATTTCCCGTATCTTCTGAATCATCTCTTCCTACTAAGAAACCTCTTCTTAGACAATCTGCTATTTTAACAGTTAATACAAATATAGATTCTACAAAAGGTATGGATATAACTTCTTCTCCTCCATCGCAAAATCACATTGCCTCAGCGAAAATTTATCAATCACCTCAAATAAAACAAATTGTATCACAAGCTAAAAGACAACGTTTAAATGAAAGACAATATGATAAACCAGGAAGTCCAATATTAAATAGAGGCGGTAAAAAAAATAAAAATAATGTAAAAACTAAGAAAAAATACAATTCAAAATCTAAAATAATTTATAAAAAGAAAAATACTAAAAAAATTGTTACAAAAAAGAAAAAAATAAATAAAAAAATAAAAAATACAAAAAAATATAAAAATTGAAACTAATATTAATTACTATTTATTAATATTAACTTATTCCTTCAGATTTAAATTGCGATGTATTCTACTTATGAAGTGAAAATAGTTGATAATGCTGTTTTGAAAATATGCCAAGAGACAGATCTTTATCAACATCAAAAATATTATAATGAAGTATCTGAACTTTTGGAACTATTTATGTATAAAGCGTTACCACATAGAGAACGAGAGTTAAAAATAAAAAAAAAAGAAATTGATGAAAAATATTTACCTCATATAAGAGAATGTAAAAGAGTTCTAAATAATACAAAAAAACGATTTAAGTATAATCTTAAAAGGGCATAATTATTGACTGCGCGTATATCTTACTACTTGAGCTCTTTCTGTAGCAGCTTGAATTTTTGTAGCACTTTTAGATTGTCTTCTTGTAGTTGGCATATATATTTTTTAAATATTTTAATAAAATTGAAATTAAAATACTTATAAAATAAAAATAAATAAAATAAATTTTATAAAATAATTATGGATAATTATCCAATTTGTGAAACAATTGAGGAATATGAACCTCAGTTTGATGATGTAAACAACTGTTACAGAGATATGAATAATAGTGAAATAAAAATAAAATATGGAAATCGGTCTTTTAGATGTTGTGGTGTAGAATATACAAAAGGGAAGAGAAGTCAGTTTATTAATCAACATTGTAAAAGCAATAAACATCAACAATACTTGAAAAAATATAATGATGATTTTAAACAAAATTATGGAACATATAACTCACCAGCTGAAATAATTAAAATAATGGAAAAGCAAATACGGGAACTGAAAAAACAATTATATAATAAGAATGAAGAATGTAAATATAAAGATGATGAAATAGAAAAACTTAATGCGCAAAATGAAGTTCTACAAAGTGAAAATATTAAATTAAAAATAAAAAAAAGTAAAAAGAAGTTAAATCTAGTTCCTGAAGGTGATTTAATTGGATTGTTGTAATAAAGATAGAAAGAATAGGATTATATTCATTATAATAGAAAAATATTTGAAAAAAAGATATTTCATAATTTTGTGTTTTAATAATGAATAATTGATTTTAATATGAATAGCTTCATCCTTGTATTCATAGTTTGTTGATAATTCTACTATTTTTTCTCCATAAAAAAAATTTCCTTGTTTTTGTTATCTATTGTAATTTTTAACTCTTCAACAATCTCTATATGTTCATCTAAATCATTTATCGCGTTGTGTAAAGTATTCCATAATCCTCCTCCTGATTTCCAGATCATCTCGTCATGTGCTCTTTTTGTATTGTATGTTTCTAGAATAAATTTCTTGTCTTTTTTTATTTTTTTTGATATTTTAAATAACCACATCTTACATTATACAAAGTTAATTTTTATTCAAAATTTTTTCAGTCGGCATGGGCAACTCGCTTGGATGTGGAGATTTAATATCCAATTTTTCTTCTACCATTTCTTCATGGGTTCTTTTTCCTTGTAAGCCATAGTAAGCCTTTATCTTGATATAATCACTATGCTCGCGCTGATATTCTTTCATTTCTTTGTTTATAAATTCACTAATGTTGAAAGAATTCATAGCACTTTTGATAATGCGCTACTTATATATTATAAAGAAATAGCATTTCAATTTTAAAAAATTTTGTTTTTTGCTTTATTTTTCTAAATTTTATTAACTTAGAAAAAGAGATTAATGATGTAAATAAATTTGCATTTTTGTATGATTAGTATCCTTTATAAGGGAACGTATATAAATATATTATAGTTTTAATTTCCAAATACATACTCTATTATGAATGTAGGTAGTTTTGTTAAAATCTTTCAATATAAAATCTATTGTATCTAGATAATTTAATAAATATGGCTCTCCAGATAACATAATATTTGATGGTGTATATTTTGTAGAAATATCAACAATAATTATTTCTTCTTTAGCTATACGTTTACAATTATTTATAATATTTAAATGAGCATAATTTGGCATTTCATGAAATGAAAAAAAACAGGTTACTATATCAAATTCTTTATAATTTCCAAAAGTTTCAGCATTGCCATATTTAAAGAGTGAATTTTTATTATATCTTCTAGCTACATTTAACATCTCATTACTAGTATCAATACCCAAATTATTATCTAAAGTAGATAACCCAGTTCCACAACATAAATCAATTACTTTTTTATTTTTATATGGCTCCATAATCTCACTTCTAATATCTCTTCCATCATAGCGGATATTATCTATTATTTTTGTAAATAATGGACCTAATTCGGCATGAATTTTGCCACCAAATCCGATATTTCCAAAATTATGAATATCTGGATTATAATAATATGGAATAGATAATGAAAAAACAGTAACAAAATTAAAAAATGAATATAATATTTTTTTCATCTATGAAGAATATTAAAATTATATTTTTAAATAATATTTAAAAGTTAAAAAAGAAAAATGTCTATAATACGGTAAACTGTTATATTTTTTTCTAATTAATAAAAAATTGTATATATTTTCTTTAATATAATTAAATCTAGATAATTTATTTTATTTGAATTCTATAGTAATAATCTTATTATGAAATGAACATGTTGAATCATTTGATAATTTAAATTTTTTAAATAATTTATTATTGTTAATATTAATTTTAATATAATTAATAAAATTATGAATACTTTTACTTGAAGGACAACTTCGATTATAACTATGATATAATTTAGCCAATACTACATTCCAAAATGAGAAAGGCATATTTTCATATTCTGTAACATTAATTATGAAAGAATGATTCAAATATTCTACTTTTTCAAGAAATGGATTTAATATTTTTTCTTGTATTATAGTATTCCATTGATTTGACTGCTCTCCAATTTTTAATAAATTATTTGGTAAATTTACATAACTTTTACATAATAATGGAAATGTTTGATATCTAAAAATTCCTCTCATGCACCAATCTGGTGTAGTATTTTTGAAATATGGTATATTGTTTTCATGAGCAAAATCAAATACTTCTTTTTTAAACAAATTAATTATTGGTCGTGCTATAATAACCCCATTAATTACATTTTCCATAGCCATTACTGGTAATTCTAATATATTGCGTCCTCTACATACATTATTAAAAACATTTTCAATTACATCATCTTTATGATGACCAAGTATTACTGTATTTTTTGATTCTAGATAATGATTAAGAATTTTTTTGTATAAATCAAATCTAATATTTTTTGTTTGTTCTTCATAGTAATTTCTCTTAATACTTCCTCTTTTCAAATGTTGAATATTTTCAAATATATATTCAATATTATTTAATTGTAACCATTTTAAAAGAAATTCAGATTCTTTCTGACTGGCTTCACGGTTATTATAATTGATATGGATACAGATAGCTTTATATCCAAGAAAATGTATTATAGATGCGATAACCATAGAATCTACACCACCAGATAATGATACAACAAAAGTAGTTGTTTTTTTATTTTTACAATAAGTATGAATTTCATTTATAATATTTTTTGTAATATCATATTTATTATGTTTAATAATTTGTTTTGAATTATCTGGTAAATAATCTAAAACATCATCATAATTTGAAACATTAAATTCCATATTGAAAATTATTTTAATAATTTAATCAAAATAATTAAAAAATCAATTTTTAAATATAACATACTATTTAGCAAAGAGTAAAAAGTAAATATATATGTTTTTATCTATATTTATATATATAAATATGAAAAATATAACTAAAAATAAGTTAAATAAAAATAAAGGTAAAGTAACAAAGGTGAAAAAAATAGTAAAAAATAATCGAAAATTAAAAGGTGGTGTTGATAGTGATAGTCCAAAAACAAAATCTGTTAAAAAAATTCAAGCAACAGCAAGAGCCCGCAGCACACGTCAATCAAAAAAAGCAACAACATTTAATAAATTACTTGAAAGTGGGGCTGCCAAATATAAAAAAGAAATTCCTACTTTAGATTTAAAAGGTATTAATTTAAAAGGTGCGGTTTTATCAAGACGTTCTTTAAATGGAATCGATCTTCAAAAAGTAGACTTTACAGAAACAAAATTAAATGGAACAAAATTAGTTGAGGCTAATTTAAGTGGTTCTATATTTAAATATGTTCAAATGGAAAAATCAGATTTAACAAAATCTTTATGTAAAAAATGTAAATTTATAGATAGCAGTTTAACTTTATCTCAATTTAGTGGTGCTAATTTAGAAGGTAGCATTTTTCAGAATGTTCAAATATTAGGAACTAATTTTACAAATGCGAATTTAAAAGGAACATCCTTTATAAATGTAGCATATGGTTATAGTGGTAAACCTGCTATAGGAACTAATTTTAAAGATGCAAACTTAGATAATTGCAAAACAAATACTATGATAATATTTGAGAATAAATTTTTGAATAATACACAAATGGTTTATTTTAATAGAATTGATTTAGATCATTCAGGTTTTTCAAAATCATCGTCTGACTATATTGATATAACTTTTAAATATAGTACATTTAAAAATTGGAGATTATCACCAATGACTCGAGACACTGGGCGTAATAAATTAAAAAATATATCTTTTGATAATTGTGTCTTTACAAATTATATAGGTCACAGCTGTTATTATTTTAATACAAATTTTGGTAATTGCATAATGGAAAAATCAGATTTTAAACTATCTTTGTTTGAAAGATCTTATTTTATTCGATCAAATTTGAAAGGGAGTAATTTTTTAGGTAGTCATTTTAAAATATATATTGATACCCTTAATTCTGATATGACACAATGCAATTTTTCATATGCAAAAGGATTAGAAGATCAAACATTTACTAAAACAAATCTTACTAGCGCATCTTTTAATGGAACATCATTAGTGGGGACTTATTTTTTAGAGTGTAATTTACAAGGAGCTCAATTTATACCAATACTTCCAGCTGGAGCAAGGGGTGATTTTGATCAAATACCCTCTGATCTAACTAATGCAGTATTTGTAGATTGCAAATTACAAAGTATAACTTTTCAAAATACATTAGGTTTGCAAGGAAGAAATTTTGAAGGGAAAGATTTACGTCGTTGTACTTTCAGTGGTTGTGATTTAACAGGAACAATATTCAGGGATTGTAATTTAAGTGATTGTGTTTTTACAAATGCTTTTATAACAGATACTGATTTTACTGGATCAAATAGAGAAAATGCAGTTTTTGATGGCGCAATTGGTCTTGCAGAAAACGAAACTTTAACCCCTGCTGAAAGAGGAATAGAAGTTGAAGGAGATGATGCTATTCCAGCTGTATATCCCACTGATGTTCATGCTGCCTTTAAAATAATTAAAGAATAATTATTATGATACAATATCATCATATGTTAATAATTGGGAAAAACAAAAAAATTCCGCTACAACTAAATCTAACAATACTTTCACTGCATGGGTAAATTTATTTTTACATAATATTCTTAATAATATAACTGAAAATAAGAATCAAATAATTAATTATAAAAATAGATGTATGACAGAAAGATTAAACTACTACAATTATAAAGAAAATATTGTAACTGGATCAAATCCTAGAATATCATGGCTTTTATTTTTATATTCTACATTACTATATGTAGAACAACAAATTCCTGAATTTAAAGAATTATATGTTACAGATGTAATTATGGAAAGTGCTACAACATATGGAGAAGGTGGATTAAGTTGTGATAGAGGAATAAATGAACGTTTTATTATAAAATTAAGAAACACAATGTATATGATGATGGATTTACCAGAAATTAAAAATAATATAGATAAGATTATTGAATTTAATAAAATATTAAATGCTATAGATCCTACAAAAAAATTACCTATTACTAAAGATGCTATCGAAGCTGAAAGAGCACAACCAGAAAGAGAATATATAGATTTTACCGTAGATCAAGGATTACGCGATGAATGGTATGAAATACATGGTTCTGATGGTAGTGAACCATTTAATGAAGATACTACAATTGACCAAGCTATAACTAGTTATGAAGAATTTTTAAAAGATAAGTTTAATTACAATAAATTAGATACACAAGATAAAGAAAGATATAATAGAGAGATGAAAGAAGAAATTAATAATATGAGAAAACTATTAGATGAAGGTGCTGGTATGACATATTTATTTTTAGGTGGAAGAAAGATGCGTGGAGGACATGGAGGTTTTTGGGGAATGGGTGGAGATAAGTTTAAAATTTTATGTAGAAAGATTTTTGGAAAAACAAAATGTAAAAAAATGAGAAATACAAAAAAAATGAAAAAACTTAGAAAAAAAGGAACAAAAAAGTTAGTATGAAATTAAAAAGTCCAAGCAATAAATATCGAATACTTCAAATATATTAGTTGTTAGCGAGAAAAAATTAATAAATATAACAAATCTTTATGAAAATATCTATTAATAAATTATTAAAATTGATATAATAATTTATTAATATTAAAGAACAAAATGACAACTAAAATAGAATTAGAACATGTTAAACAAATTTATCAAGATATTGCGAATGAATTTGATGTAACTAGAGCATATAAATGGAGATGGATAAGTAATTTTATTAATAGTTTGCCTAAAAATTCATTAATTTATGATATTGGTTGTGGTAGTGGTCGTAACATGGATTATCCCGATTATCGTTTTATAGGTTTTGACAATTGTCAAAGTTTTATCAATATTTGTATAAATAAGGGTCTTGAAGCGTATTATAGTGAAATAATCGATTTGAAAGTGACAAATAATAGTGCTGATGCTGTAATTTGTATTGCAACATTTCATCATCTTTCAACATATGAAAATAGAATTAAAGCATTAAAAGAATTAAAAAGAATAGTCAAGAAAAATGGCAAAATTTTGTTATCAGTATGGGGAAAAGACCAACCAAAAAAAACTAGAATTACATTTGATAGTTGTGGAGATAATATAGTATATTGGAAAAAAAAATATCCTAGATACTATTATATTTTTGAATTAGAAGAAATTAAGTTGTTATTTAATGAGGTTGAATTAAATATAGATAAAGAATTTAATGATTGTGGTAATAATGTATTTATTTTATCAAAGAATTAATAGACAAAAGAGTGAAAACATAATATATTTATTTTTTGTGTTTATTTCTTCGAGTTATTTTTTTATAATATTTTTTTTGTTTTTTATTTTTTATTTTTTTGCCTGCTTTTTGAGTAATTTTTGATGATTTTGCTCTAGGCAAAGTTAGAGATTTTATACTATTTTTTGGACTTGGCAAAGTTAAAGGTTTTGTACTATTTTTTGGACTTGGTAAAGTTAAAGGTTTTGAACTATTTTTTAGACTTGGTAAACTAATAGGTTTCTTTGTATTTTGTATCCTATCTCTTTCGGCAGCTAATGTATTTATTCTATCATAAATTTGCGATGGTGTTAGTTTACCATTATATAAATATTC